ATGGCAGCTACACCAAGACCGATCATCAGGGCAGGCGCTTGCTGCGCGCTGACCCTGTCGGCTGCTGCGATGGCAGGTCCAATATCGAAATGGGATAGCCGGACACCGGAATACCGCTACGTCTCCAGCGCCAGCATGTACGACGCAGAGCGCTGTATGATCGATACCGAAGGCTGGCCAGCGTCCATCGTCTATCGCCAACCCGATCGGCCCGACAGAGTGACAATCCTCTATGTCCAGCCAGATGGGAAAACCCGCGCCAGGGTGGATTTTGTCACTAAGCCCGATGGGCTGCATGTCACGTCATGGGATGGGCCAAAGGCCGTGCGCGAATGCGCGCCAGAGAAACAGTAGCGCCGACCTATGTTGACGGCACGAGAACACAATGAGAACAAGGGCGCATGCCGCGTCGCCGATTCGCCATCGTCACCTAATGACCCCGATCGTATCGAACAGCTGAGCCACCAGGCCGAGGGCAGTAGCGTGGCGTGGATCATCATCCGTGCGCTGCAGGGATATGACTATCCCAAGGAACGCGGCATCATCAACGTGACGCTGATGGACCAGCTGCCCAAGCGCGATTGCCCACCTCGCGAAACTTAGCAGGGCTTTGACCCTGCAAAAAAAGCGCTGAAACACGGGGGGGGTGCTTCAGCGCTTCCCCGTGGCTGTGTAGGTGGTCGCAGCAACTGCGCAGCCTTTCGGGCGGGAGAACTACGCCCCTAAAGCATCATCCCTAACGCGAGGTTAACTCGGGTGTGAAACCTCGGAAGGTTCTTCGCCCCCATTCACCTCGATCGCGCTGACATCGCGCGCCCAGGCCTGCAGGGCGACCAGCCTGTCGATGCTGGCCTGGGCATCGGTCATTCGGGTAACAAGGTCCGCACAGTCGGCGGCACCAAGAGCGCGGCAGGTGGCGTCGGTATCGCCGGGCACTGCCGCGTTTCCGCCACCACCGTCACCGGCTTCAAGGGCTGCGAGCCGTGCGCGCAGGCGGTCAGCGCGAGCAGCATAAGTGCGGGTGCGAGTTTCCAGTTCATGGGTCAGCCTTTCGTTGATGGCGGCGGCCTCGGCGGCTACGCGCGCGGCGTTCTGTTCGTCGAGCTTCCGAGCGGCCTCTCGCCCCTTCATGATGTTCTCGACGGTCTGGTCATGCGCCGCGCGTTCCTCGGCGATCGTGCCGTTGGCGTCGGCGAGCTGGTCGGTCAGGTCGCGGTGATCGATGCCCCATTGCCGCATCAGAAGGACCAGAGCGCCGACCAGCACGATCACCGCGCTCTGCCAGGGATAATCGCGCGCCAGCCCGAGCAGCCAGCGCAGCACCTTGCCGATACCGCCCAGAAGGAACGTCAGGATTTGCATTTCACCCTCCCTTGATGGACTTGATGATGCCGGCGAGCGCCTGACCGCCGAACAGGAACGCGACCAGCCAGTAGAGTGCATCGGGATAGGCCTTCAGCAGAGCAGCCATGGCGGCCGCCATCCGTAAACCGGCTCCGGGCACGATGGCCTCCACAGCCCCTACGATGACAACTCCAAAGCCCATGGTGACAACGCCGAGCGCCCAGAGCAGTGCAGGACGCGCAAGGCGAATGATGGCGGCCTGCCAGTCTGGCACGGCTATATCGAGTGCAAATGGATCGTCCGACGCGGCGTTCCCCTCAGGGTTGTTGTCAGTCATGACCCGATCTTTCTCTGCATCCTGTCCGCACCCATCCCGCGCGAAGTTCGATCGGCCCAACTGCGCAGGCCCCTCAGCTCTGCGGCAACGCGATCCGGAGAATCGTTCCTGAAGGGCGGGTAGGTCAGCAGCGACCGCACTTCGCGGGCTTCTGCGAGCTCGAGCGCGTCACCGTACAGAGCTACCGACACTGCGACCTCGATCGCATGGCCGCGCAACTCCATGTGTCGCTGACGCAGCTTGGGTGCCCAGAGTGCAACGGCAAACGCAGCAAGCAAGAGCGGCCAGAACATCATGTGGATCGCTGCAGCCGCGATCGGCGCTGCCAAGGCCATACCCAAGCGCCACTTGAATCCCCACTCCCAGCGCTCTTGTGCCCATATTGCTGCGGGGTGCTGCGCGGCCCGAGCGATCCTGATCAAAAACGGACCATTCTGGCCGTTATAGCCAAGCTCGAACGGGTCCCCCTCGACCAGTCTGGTCGGAGGCCAATAGCTGATCATCATGGTATTGAACCCCTATCTCTCCCGAACGGGAATAAGCACGGTGCGCTGGTCGCTGCGCGCCGCGCTGGTGGTGAACTCGACGGTGACCAGATAATTCGTGCCAGCGACGCCACCTGCCGCCCAGAATCGGATCACGCCATCGGCCTCTGACACCTGGCTGATCTGCAATTGGGGGTCCGGGCAGGTCACGTCCTGGTCCGTGACCGTCTCGCCTTCGGCAAGCCAGCCCTTGCCCACCAGGTTCACTTCGTAATCGAGAATGGCCTGAGGGTCCTTGTTCGGAAACCTGTGCGAGTAACTCATCCCGTCGACCTCATGTTGACTGTGAAACGGCGCGGCTCCTCTGGCACGTCGAAAACCCTTTCCTCGCGCTCAACCGGATACGTCCTTTTCTCCGCATCGAGCGTGAAGGAGCGGCTTTCGCCGGTGATCGCAAACGTCCGATCTTCCGCTGGTACTTGATAAATGCGCTCTGCAGCGATGGCAGCGGGGACAAGCACCACGATAGCGCCGGACCCAGCGATGGCGATGACGCCCGAGCCGCTGCCCTCTATCGCGACGCCCGCTTGCCCGGTCCCGCCGAGGGGCATCGTGCCGCCGCCCGCCGCCGAAAGGGCGACGCTGCCCGCGCCCGTGCCCGATAGCGCCAGGACGCCGCTGGCGGCCGCTCCCAACGATACCGCGCCCGCGCCACTGCCCGAGAGCCCGATCGAGCCCGAGCCGCTGGCTGCGATGCCGACCGTTGCGGACCCGCTGCCCGAAAGGCTGATGGTGCCCGAACCTGCAGCGGTCAGATTGTCCTGCGCGCCTGCTGAGCCGCTGCCCGATATGTCGATCTGGCCCGAGCCCGCAGCGCTGATGGCAACCGCCGCAGCGCCGCTGCCAGCCAGCGCGAGAACACCGCTGCCCGCCGCCGCGACGCGGATGATGCCGGTGCCCGAACCGACCAGAGAAAGCGTGCCGCTGCCGATTGCACTGGACTGGACCGCCCCCGTTCCCGAGCCGCTGACAGCGATGGTTCCGCCACCGGCCCCGGCAATCGCTACCGATGCAGCGCCGGTCCCGATCAGCGAGAGCGCGCCGGAGCCCGCTGCCGCAATGCCGACCGAAGCTGCGCCCGATCCGATGATTTCCAGCGTGCCGGAGCCGGATGCGGACAGGCCTGATACCAGCTCGGCAGCGCCTGTCCCCGAAAGGTCCAGTGTGCCGGAACCGCTCGCCACGACAGCCACCGCGGCCGATCCTGTGCCGGACAGGGGCAGGGTGCCCGAACCGCTCGCCTGGGCCGCGACTGCCGCCGCACCAGAGCCAGCGAGCGGAACGGTGCCAGAGCCGGAGGCCGTCAATCGCGCAGTGGCGGTGCCGGTCCCTGAGATGCTGATCGTGCCGGAGCCCGATGCGCTGATCGAACCTGCGCCGGATGCTTCCACCACATCCCAGACCGCATAGGCCAGCGCGCTGTAGGTCGAGTTCGTCGCTTCTAGCGAAGCGTCATAATCCTCGGTCACCCCGGTCCATGTCGCGTTGGTCGATGCGTTGGCGACGGAGAAGGACCGCTCGCCAGAGGCAAGGTCATCATGCGCCGCGCTAATCCACGATTGACCTGCGCCGTTGAACGTGACCGCGATTGTATGGCCGCTGCTCGGCAGGGTGACGGTGGCCGATAGGGTCTGCACGCCGCCGGTTGTCGGCAGCGAGGTGCCGCTGGTGCGCAGCGTCTCGACACCGACAAGGCGATAGGCCGCAATCCCCAAGCGCACCGCATCCGATGCCAGGGTGACGACGATCGAGCCGGTCGCTCCCGTAGGCACGTCGGCGATCCAGATCGCGGTCGCGGAAATGTTGTTCCCCGTGGTGTTCCGCCCGCCGGTAACCTGCGTTGCAGAGACACCTGCGATCGTGACACCCGTGATGTCGTTCGTTGTGCCTGCGGAGCGCCATGCCACTGCAACCGCGATCTTGCGGGTTGCCGCCTCATCCCCGAGCGAAACGGAGGTGAAGGTGTAGCTGGCAGCGTTGGCCGGATCGGCGCGGCCTGCCAGGAACGACAGCGAAGATGCCAGGGTGGTTCCCGACGACACGGTTGCGGTGCCCGTGCCAGAAATGGGTATCGTGCCCGAGCCGTTGGCTGTGAGACCACCCGCGCCCCCTCCCGCCGCCGGGCGCAGCGCAAGGGTTAGCGAGGCGCTGGAGTTAAGCGTGCTATCGGTGCCTGCCACAGTGAAGGCGGCAGGATCGAAAGCGCCTGATGTCCAAGCGAAACTGCCGACGCCGATGCCAACCGAACGAAAGGCATTGTCGACGCTGCGCGCTATGAAATTCGACAGATCCGAGTTGGTAATTGAACCGATCGCAGAAGGAGCCGAACTGCCCGCACCCGCTCCAAGCGCCAGCACCACAGCACCGCTGGTGACAGGAGTGATGCTCGGCGGATTGGGCACCCAGCTGTTGAGAGCGGTTGCCGTGGTGGAGGTAACGTCCAGCGGGGTGGTGGCATCAACGCCGCGCCAGACATGAATTGCGACGCTGCCAGGGTCAGAGGCCGATCCAGTTGCGCTTATCGCTACGGTCGTGTCGGGGGTCGACCCCATGATTTTCCAACTGACCGACAGATTGGCGTCATTGGTGTCGTTGGCGTAGAGTTCGGCAATTTCGGCATAGCCAGCAGTGTTGACCCCAATGGCACGATCAATGGTCGAACAGGTCGCATAGCCGACTATGACGATATCGCCAGCAGCGGGCGCGCTCGCCAGGCCGCCAGAAAGGTCTGTCAGCGATACGTTGGTGGCGGTCGAGGTAGATGCTGTAATCGCTGCCGTTTTGCCACCAACGTATTCGAGAGCCATCGGCTATCAGGCCCCGCCAATCGTGATCGAATAGGTGCTGACGGTGACGGCTTGGCCCGCGCCGACCGGGCCGTTCACGGTCATGCCGCCGATCGAGGCGATGTCCGCGCCGATATACTGCCACACCGCTGCGCCATCGGCGATGCTCGCGCCCGTGCCGGTCGGCCCGCCGGACGATGCCGCCACGCCACCCGTCGTGCAGCGATAGACCTTGCCGCCGTCATTGGTGACTGCCGCGCCAGCGGCATAGTTGCGGCTCGCGGTCCACGGCGCAGCGCACGGACCCTGCGCGTGGCAGGTCGTGCCGGTGCTGTCCATCAACTCGAAATGACCGGGATCGCCACCCGCGTCAGCGCTGCTGTCTTCCCAGGTGCCGGACTTGGAAACAGTGCCGTTGGATGCCGATCCCATGAAATCGCTCGGCAGCGTCATGCTGACAAGGGTGGTGCCGGAACGCGCTGCTGCGCAGTTTGCGGGCTGTGCGCCTGTGCGGATGCGTAGCAGCGGAGTCGTGCCGAGCGTGGATTCAAAGATTGCCGCCATGCTGTTGCGCATCGTGGTCGAAAACTGGTTTGCCATGGTGTTCCTTTCGGTGATCAGCGCATCGCCGCAGCGAGCTTGTGGTGGTAATTGTTCTTGGCGAAGGCCGGGCCGTTGTATTTCCGCGCGAATCCCACGCAGTCGGCGGGGTTCGTGCTCAGCCGGCGCAGGTCGGGCAGCATGTGGTTGGCCACGATGAAGCGTGAGAGCATGTCGTAGTGGTTCGCTTCGTGGTCGCGCAGGGACCAGGCCATCTCGACGGGCCCGACATAGTTCAGCGACCGCCAGTGCGCGCCCATGATCTGGAACTTGCCGAAGCTCGCGCTCTCGAACGCGACGACGGGATTGCGCATGGCCATGTCGGCCAGCTTTTCCCAGCTGTCGTTGATGCCGTCGCGGTCGGCATCGAGCGTGTATCCACCGGGCGAGGGGTTGGAGAGGAACGGAATCTTGATGCGCAGCCGTCGCCAGGCATAGTGCCGCTCATAGAGCGCCTTGGGCTGGCCCTGATCGTTCCAGCCACCACCATTGCTCTCGACCTTGGCCACGGCCTGCACCTGCCGCAGGGACGCGCCGAGACGATCGGCGATGGCCTGTATCTGCGCCGTGGTCGCCGCGGTCGCATCGCGGTTGGTGAAGGCCGAGATCAGTGCCGCCCGGGTGCGCGGCCCGCCCTTGCCATCCTCGACAAGCCCGGCAGGGGCGCGGCTGTTCAGGAACCTCTGCAGGTCCAATACCGTGGTGATCACCGGCCATCCTCCTTGTCCATGCGCTCCTTGAGCGCGATCGTGTTGCTGTCGATGCGCTCGAGCCTGATCAGGATCTGCGTCATTTCGCGCGTACGGGCCCGTTCCGCCGCCTCGATCGCGACGATGCGGCGATCGTGATCCTGGTGCGATTGCCAGAGCGCCCCGCCCCCGAAAACGATGCTGAGAACGTTGATGATGAGCGCCCCGGCGGCGATCCATTCTGCGCGTTGCACTCGCGATCCTTCTTCTCTTGCTGACATGGTCGTCGCGCCCTGGGCAGCGGCAGGTTGGCCAATCATGGAATCGGCCCTCCACCCCATCCCGGCGGGTTGGAACCGCCACCCGTCGTACCGCCGCCGCCCGATGCTGGTGTCGTGACGAAGCCGACGAAATGCCGATCGGGATAGGTGGCCGAGTTGTATGCGACTGCTGCAGACGTGGTGATCTGATAGGATACCGCACCGCCCACGCGATTGCCGTCGTCATAATAGATCAGGTAGGTCGTGCTATAAGCCGCGCCCGTGATGGTCGATGCAGAGCAGGCAACCGTCTTGTCCGCATAAACGCGATCGTGCGCCGCAATGACGATGGTGGCGTCAGACCCTGCATTGGTCGCAGTGATCGGGTTCGATCCACCGACACCGCCGGCATTCGCCACGAAGCTGTTGGCGATCAGGACCGAGAAATAGCCACCCGGGTTCTGGTTGTTACCGGCTGCCTCGTCACGCTCCTGCGGCGTGGTCACGTCCGTTGCGGGAGGCGCAGTGCCGCCCTGCGCGAGCGCCCAGGCATCGACATCCGGTTCGCGCGTGATGAACGACATGGACACGATGCCGGTGTCAGGCGCCACCGCGCGGCGCCTGACGATCACCTGCTCCATTTCCAGCCCCGCCTCAGGGATATCGATCGTCAGGCCGTCACCAGGCTCATAGACCATGAATTCCGGTTTCAGCTGCAGCGTGATCACACCCCGCCCGCGTTCCTGCGCAAGCTGATATGCCGCCAATTGCGCCGCCTGGTCCTTGTCTTGAACCAGCTGGAATTCCTGCTCGAATTCCTTGACCTCGCCGTCTTCGGCCACCCATTCGGGTTTGCTGACCGGTGTCGACTGAACGAAATTCCATTGATTTGCAGCCGAGCGCCACTTCGGCACGATCGTGTTGCGCCGCGATTTCCATGTGAGGTTGGAAGGCACCTCCAGCTCGCCACCGGCAAGATGCTCGGCAGTGATGGTCTTCAGGCTGACGTGCGGCTTTTGGTAGTGCCAGCTCAACATGCCGCCCGCCAGCACGGGTTCGCACGCACCGGCCTGGCAGATCAGCTTGAGATTGTTCCACTTGTCGCCGGGCTCGTAGATCGTTCCCCCGACCTTCCAGCCATTGACATCGCAGACGTTCGCCCAAGCGACTGCGCCCGCCAGATCGATCGACGCGTCCCCCAGGTCGACACCGAACACCTTGACGTCGTTCTGGTAGCGGCCATAGCCATAAGCCACCGCATGCCAGGCCGGGCATTCGCTATAGACCCAGGTGGACTCGTCATAGATACGGCAAGGGCCGCTGCCGCCCGGATAGGTGCTGTCCAGGCGTGCGTCATAGGTCAGCACCCCTTTCCATACGGTCCCGAACTGCGGCTGCCCGGATGCGAAGCGTTCTCCGTCCTTGTCGAACAGCAGCGAGACGCCGATCGCGGCATGGCCGCTCAGCTTGTAATCGCTGCCCCAGTCCGGACATCCGGGCCATTGCGGCGCGAGCGCATTTGCCTCGGGCGTCGCGCCGAGCTGAACGTCTGCCCACATGAAGCCCGAATAGAACCCGGTGGCGGCAGTGCCGCTCAGCGTGATCGGGTCGAAATCCGCGTAAAAGCCGACCAACTCCTCCACCGGCCCGCAGAAGCTGAAGGTCATCGCCCGGAAATAATAGGGGTTCTTGACCTTTTTCAGCGTGTCACCCCAGCCCGCCTCGTGCAGCATGACACCGCCAGAATAGGTCTCTCCCATCAGATAGGGCATGGGCTGGTTGGCACCGACCACGGTTTCGTTCAGCGTGCCCTGCACACGGCTGCGCGGCGGCTTGGCCGTGATTTGCGCACCTATGCTGGCAACCGTACCGACCGCCGCCAGGGCAGCACCTGCCGCCGGATTGAAGGGTGTAACGACCACTGCCGCAACGCTGGCAATGGTGCCGACGATCCTCAGCACCTTGGACATTCAGAGCCTCCAGGCTGCGATCAGGTCGCTTTGCATGTTCTTGATCCAGACGAGCGACGAAGGGTCCGCCTCGTGCCAGCCCGCCACCGACTTGTGGCCGTCGTAAATCACCAGCGCGCGCAGGCGCCGATCCTCTCCCGGCAACATCCCGATATCGCCCACCAGCATCTGCGCCGGGGCGATGCGCGGGAACAGGCTGTCCATCAGGCATTCCAGCGTCCGGTGGCCGGTCTTGCACAGCGCCCGCAAAGCCCCCTGCCGCGTGCGAAACATCGGCAGCGGCGGCACGTCATGCCCCATGTTGATCGCATGGACATGCGCAAGGTGGATGCAGCTCGCCCCGTCCCAATCGAACGGCGTTCCCGAAAAATGGTTGGCCGTGGCATTCGTCGCTGCCCCGCGCATCGCGGCGGTCACGCTCATACCTCGCGCACCACCGGGCCGCCAAAGTCGAACCGGGTTCCACCTGCGCCGCTGCCGGGCGCGCCTGCCAGGCCGCGCGCGCTGCCGACGCCCCAGGCCACCGTGATCCGCGCGCCCGTGGCGTTGTCCAGGCCCCTCTCGCCTGGCCAGACCGACTTGTGAAACCGCGGATCGAGCGTGTTGCCCTCCTGGCGCAGGAAGAGCTTTTCGGCGCGACCGATAAAGGTCATCTCAAGCGTGCGGGATCCTTCCTTCAGACGCAGCGTGGTATAATCCACCAGCCCGTCCATCAGCTGCGTCGCGTTCACTACCGTCTTGCCGTCCCAATCGATCTTGCCCATCCAGAACCGCGCACGGCTGTTCTGGAACGCCTTGCTGTTGAGCTCTTCAGGGGTGGCGGTCTCCGCCGGATGGAACATCAGCGTCGCGTCTTCGGCGCTGTCCCCCAGCATCGCTTCGAACTCTTCGACGGCAGCGATCGAACCGAACACGCTGTCCTCGCTGGTGTATTTCTCGCCACCAAAATAGCAGAACCCGCCGTCGCACAGCCTGATCGTCCGGGTGGGCAGCTCGATCTTGACAAGCCCGATCAGGGTGATCGTTTCGGCTGCCAGGGTCATCGGCGTTCTCGAATGGTGAACGACAGGCCGGTGTGGATCGCCGCGTCGATGGTCCAGCCCTGCCCCTGCCCGACAAGCAGCCCCTCGATGACCGGCTCCTCGAACTCCAGGACCTCGTTATCGGTCGTTTCGGCACGCAAGGGCGGTTCGATCGTGGCCGTCACGGTGCCAAGGCCGATGGCCTTTCCGGGCAGGGCGATCTTGTAGAGATAGTTGAACCCGCCGGAGACATGGTTGAACCACTGGCCCGCCACCAGGTCATAGCCCGAGGCCATGCCCTTGATGTTCAGCGTATCGCCAGCCTGGCCGCTGCCGTTGACAAGCGGCGATCCGGGAATGCCGATATTGACATCCGCCTGAATGAGCGGAAGACGCACGCCATAACGCTGCCCTCGCGTCAGGGCACCGACCCACAGGCCAGCTTCGGGTTCTTCCATGAGTGGCATCTGGATCCTCAGCGCCCAGCGGTTGCCGTTGCGGTTGACGCGCTGATCGGTTCCGCCAAGCGGCGGGGAAAGCACGCCACCATAGTCGATCTGCTGCGGCTCAATAATCATCGGGGCGGGCGAGCTGGGGAGCACGACATAGCTCATGGGGCCAGCGCCTTTGCGTTCATCTTGCCGATCTTCTGGATGGCCCCGGATGCACCGAGCGCGGCGATGCGCGGGGTGGCTTCTGCAACCACCTTCCCGGCTGTGTCGGTCACAAAGGCACCAAGCGCACCCGTGGACGGGTCCATGGTGACGGTGACGGCCAGACCGTTGCCCGGCCCGGCGGCCGATGCCCGCTGCACGTTCAGCAGTTCGCCGTCAGAGACCTGGGCGATCGGGTTGCCGTTCAGGCTCAGAGTGTTTGTGTCGAGCCCGGGCATCCCCTTGATCGTGCCCCATCCGCCGTTGGCGAATTTTGGCAAGGGCAGCCCAATCGGAACAGGAAGCTTTGGTGTGCCGAAAGGTCCGCCATAGCCCTGCAGCGACGCCACCTTGTTGTTGACGGTAATGCCGGCGGAGCCACCGCCAGATCCTGTCGCAGCGCCAACAAAACCCAGCGCGCTGCCGAGCGCCCCCAGCAGACCACCACCCCCACCGCCGCCGCTGACCAGATTGGCCAGGCCATCGGCGAGACGATCGAGAACCCTGGACAGAGCATCGAAGGAGCGCGACTCTAGCCAATTCTTGAAGAACCCGCCAAGATCGCCGTTCATCGCCGCCTGCAGGCCAGCGCGGAACGTATCGCGGAATGTGCCTTGCAGGGCCGCCCGCGAACGATCAGCGCCTTCCTCCATGGCCTTGGCCATGGCGTCTTCAGGCTTCATGCGATATTCGCTCTGCAGCTGATCCGCGCGCGCGCGGATGCGACGGTCTTCTTCCATAGCCGCGATGCGCGCCGGATTGTCCCCGCGAATCCGCGCCAGTTCGATCTGGCGCGCGTCTTCTTGCTCCGCCAAGCGCCGCTCAATTGCATCCGCGCGCGCTTCCTCTAGGTTCTTCAGGTCATTTGCTGCACGCAGTTCGGCTTCGGCCAGCTCGACATCATCTTGTCGCCACTTCAGAGTCTGCCTGCGCAGATATTCCTTATCCTTAAGGTACTGGATCGCCTGATAATCGTTGCGAAGTTCGGCCAGCTGCAGGTCGAGGCTTTCTTCATCAATCGCGATTTCTCGGGCTTTGGCCTCTGCACGGGCCTGATCGAGCTCCAGCAAGTCCTTCTCTGCGGCCGCTTTGGCGTCGGCATTGCTCAGCTCGGCGCGCTCATATTCCTCAATCTTGGAACGCAGGTCGAGCTGACGGCGCAGGGCACGCTCGCCTTCAATGTCGCCCCGCTCGCGCGCTACAGCCAGCGCCTGCTCCAGCTTGATCTCTTCCCGGCGCGCGGCGAGCTCCTCCGCGCTTGGCCCGGAACGCCCGCCACCGCCTCGCGTGCGACCGCCGCCCCCCGAACCGGGGATGGCATAGGAGCCGCCAGCAGCATCGCTGCCGCCACCTGCCATAGCCTTGGTGGCAGTGTCCCACAGAAAGCCAACACCGCCACCCAGGAAGCCGCCGCCCGAGCCGCGACCTGTACTCAGCGGCGTCGGGTCACCGACAAGCCGCGCCATCAGGTCAAGCGCACCGGCCAGCCACGGCATCACGCCCCGGATAAGCTCGGCAATGCGTGCGACAGCGCGCGCGACCGTATTGCCGGCGGCCTGCCATGCGCCCTCCCAATCGCCGCGCAGCAGGGCAGAAACCGTCTGGACTACACCCTGAACATATTCGGCGATGCCGGTGACCATGTCGATCAGCGCGCCGATCCCGGAGATGACCATCTGTCCGCCTAGGCGCAGCAGCACATCGATCAGCACGCCGACGATATCGACCAGCATGGTGAAGAACTCGCCGATAGGGCTATCGGCAAGATCCTCGAATGCCTGCTCAAGATCGACGAACAGCGCCGCGAACCGATTGACCAGCTCCTCGGCCTTCGGCCCCAGCGTGTCGCGGATCATCGCGCCGATGCCGCGCATCGCACTGGCGATGCTGTCGGAAAACAGCAAAATGCCGGAGATGACCAGGCCCCAGGGGCCAAGAAAGCGCGCCGCACCGCCAGCCAGCAGCGACAGGGCGCGCGAAACAAGGCCGAACTCCCCAGCCAGCTTGCCCAGCAGGACCACCGCCGTTCCGAACGGGTTGATGAGCGCGGAAATGGCGAGAAATACCGGCCCCAGGTTTGCCAGGAACAACGGCAATATGGTTGCCGCAAGCGCACCCAGACCGATCATGATGGGGCCCAGCGTTGCCGCGAAAATGCCAAAGCCGACAGCAGCATCCTTCACACCAGGCGGCAGGTTGCCGATCCACTCCACCGCCTGCTGAGCCCAACCGACAAAGCGCTCGGCATAGGGAAGGAAACGTTCGCCGATCTCCTCCGCCAGCTCCTGGATGTTCGCCTTCAGCGCGCGCACCCGGTTGGCAAAGCTGCCTGACGTGCGCTCGACATCGCCATTGGCATCAGCCAGCCCCTCCTGGATCAGGATCGCGCGTGCCATGATCTTGCCCTGCTCGGTCAGCTCCTCGCCGACCCTGATCATGCCCAGCTCGAGCGCTTTGGCCTTGACCGCGGCTTCGGTCAGGAACACGCCGAAATCGCGCAGGGGCTCGCTCTCGCCGGAAAGGCCTGAACGGATCTTGCCCAGCGCCTCATCGAAGCTGGTGTTGTAAAAGCTGGCCGCATCCTGCGCGAGCACGGTAAAGCGCTGAGACAGGCGCGCGGCAGCCTCCTCGGTCGGTGCCGCCTGCTTGAACAACTGCCCCATGGCCAGCGCGCCAGCCTTCATTTCGCTGGTGGCGCGGCCCATCGCGTTGCCGGTGCTTTCCGCCCACGCGTTCATCGTTTTGGCGGTCGAACCGAAGGTAAAGTCGAACGCGCTCTGCAGCTCCTGCAGATCGCTCGCGGCATTGACCGTATAGGCGCCCAGGGCGATCATCGGTGCGGTGATGCCCAGCGTCATCTGCTGGCCGATCTGCTGAAAGCCCGCAGCCATATCGCGGCCCAGCGTCAGCAGCTTCTGGAACGACATCTCGATATGACGGGTGCCGCGTTCGAAATCGGCCAGGTCCCACCGCAGCGCGGCGTTCAGCGATGCGATCGGTCCGGTCACGGGTTTCCCTCAAAGAAAAAGGCCCGCCGGTTTCCCGACAGGCCTGTGATGGTGTTCCAGGGGTGTCCATAACTTGGACACTCTTGAGCAATTTCATTCAGAAGGGGCTGCTGACTGCACCCTATTTCGACCGACAACGCACGCTGGTATCCATAGAATGGACACCAGCAACTCAGTCGATCAGCTTGATGCCAACCCGCTGCACCCTGCCCGATTTTTGGCCATAGAACCCGGCGCAGGTGAGCTGCCGTCCGAACATGGTCAGCGTCACATATCGCCGGTCGGTCTGAGTGCACCACCAGACATAGTGCTGATACAATATCGAAGTCTCAACCTTGTGCCCGCGCTCGACAACCGTGCATTCGGCCAACCACGCGTCGACGCTTGGCTCGATGATCGATCCCGTAAAGGTCGGCGCCTTGTTCTTGGGCGATACATCCGGCAGGCCAAGGTCCTGCCATAGCCGCTTGCCTGCCTCGCGCCCGTATAGCAGACGCGCCTCGCGCACCATGCGCATCCGCTCCGCCATGGCATCAAAATCAAGCTGCTGGGCTTCCACCAGAGGCTGCTGCTCCACTTCTTCCCGCACATGATGCTCGAGCGCGTTGAACGCCTCGATGAACGCCAGCTTCCATTCCAGCGCCTTCTCGCCGGTAAAGCCCATGGCCACCAGGCAGAAGCCATCACGGTCCATTTCGAAAAAGCGCACATCGCGCTTTACGCCATTGGCCATCTGGACCTGTGATTCACACGGCGCAAAATTGCGCCCTGTCAGTTCTGGCTTCCTTTCAATGATCGTATCGATAGCGCGCAACACATCCTTGTGCTGCTTGTCGAACGTGTCGGCGACAAGGCGGCTGTTGGTGCGCGCGCCCGCAGGGGTAAGGCTGACAAGCGCGTTCATGCGAGCATCTCCCGCTCAAACGGACGGTCGGCGAAATACTCTGCCGCGGGGCCGTTGCACAGCAACATACAGGCATCGATGCCGTCATGCAGCACACCGATCAGGTCACCGACTTCAGCGTTCACATCGCGCCGGTTCAGCAGAACCCCGGCAAGGGTGCGCAGCTTGTCAAGCCGGGTTTCCAGATCGTCCAGCCTGTCAGTGGGCGATTGGGATACCCCGCGCAATATTCCCGCTGACATTCCGTGCAGAGGGATGATAACGGTCGAAACAGCCTGAGGCATGGGTCAGCTCCATGATGATGGTTAGAGGCGACAGGGTGCTGTAACACCCTGTCGCCTTGCTTGTAATTACAAACACTATTGCCCACAGTCAACCTGCATTGTAGATCGTCACCATGCAGCACATCCGAACGTTCCAGATGCGGGTTGATGACGAATTCCTTCGTCAACTAGACGATTGGCGCAGGCTGCAACCCGAGATCCCGTCGCGCTCCGAGGCGATCCGCCGCCTGGTGCAAGAAGCGATGGCCGAAACTAAAACTTTGCGCCCGGAAAACCCGAAAACGGCTTGAGCTCACAGTCTGCAGTGTACGCCTTGGTGCTCGGATATGGGTAAATCTGCGAAAACTCATATTGATAAACGCCAAGCACACGATCAACCACTGCCGAAATGTCGACTATTATACCCTGCCCCGAGTCGCGATAGCTACGCAAAATAATCTTATCAGTCATCACGCTCTTGATTTTTAAGATATTCGAACAACCGTTTTCGCAGTACTCCATTCTCGAAAGATCAATGGTCAATTGGACCTCTGACCGAGGTGGAGATTTATCATATCCACTACTCGACACGGTTTTGCAGACGAGGTCAAACTGATCCGCCGCCATTGCAGGCGATGCCATCATTGCCAAAACCATTCCCAATCCGATTCGCATGATACTCTCCCTGCCTCAAAGGCCGCAGAGTGCATCAGACCGCCGAAATGGTCACCTGCCTTTCTGTGCCCCCGCCCGCAGCCATTCGCCCCAGGCCCGCGCGTTGGCGGATGCCTCTTTCGGGTCGATCTTTTTCGCCTCGGCAGGCTTTTCCTCCGCGCCGATCAGCTTTTCCAGCTGCGGATATTGCGCCGGCGGACACTGACTGAGCATTCCGCCCAGCCAGGCCCCCGTCACGATGTTGCGGAAATCGGCAACCTGCCTGTGGCGTGCGCCCCAGATCGCCAACATGGTGGTGCGCGGCGTCTCACCCCAGAAGCTGTCCGGCAGAAAGCCGGCCTGACACCAGGTCTGGAAGATGATCTCCCAGTTCCACTCTGACCTTACCGGGTCTTGCGCGCCCCCCGAGCTTTCTTGGATCCGTTTCCCGCCGTGCCCGGCGGCGCGGTATCCGGCATCTGCGTGCCGCGCATCGCCTTCATCACCGCATCACGGACGATGGGGTCTTCCGACAGGAACATCTCCAGCACGGTGTCTTCGTCGATATCCGGGTGGTTCTGCTTGAGACCGCCATAGACCAGCGCGACGATCGTCTTCATCAGCGGAGTCTTGCCCGCTGTGAGGTCGGCACGCACCTGATTGACTGCGTCGAGCGACGAATAGCCGAGCACATCTTCGGCATAATAAAGCGCGCGGTTATCGAGCTTCAGGTGCCACTCGCGCCCGCCGAAGGTGAAGCTGGCAATGCCCTGCAAGGGATTTTGCATGGATCAGGACCCTCAGGCTACTTCGGACGCGACCTGGGTCAGCGGCTTGGGCTGGCCCGTGATCGTGGCGGTACGCATTGCGCCCAGCGGGGCATTGTCCGGCACATAGGTCAGCAGCATCACTACGCCCGCATTATCCTGGCTGGAACCGTCCGTCTCGATCGTCACGATCTTGAACGGGCGATATTCGCGGCTTGCCAGATGCTCAGAAATCATCAGGTCGGTCGGGCTGCCGGGCTCGTACTTGATGGTGACGGCCAGTTCGTTGACGTCACCATGGCCCGCGATATAGCGCTTGACCTTGCCGCTGGCATGGTCGGTGGTCTCGGTCTTGGCAATCGACAGATGCGGGCGGTTGACGTTCATCAGACCGACCACCCGGGTCAGGGTATCCGATGCGTTCGTGAACCAGAGCTCAGTGCCGTCCCCGAGGACGCCATCACCATGTGCCATATCAACTTCCTTTATGCTGCAGGGGTGTAGGGGATCATCATGTCGCGGATTGTCCAGAAGACCCTGATCCCACCGTCCAGGTCTTCAGCATTCATGTCCCGTTCGAACACCAGCTTGGCACGGTGGAAGCGGATGCCGCTCACCGTGGCCGGAACTTCCAGAACTTCCGTAATGGCGCGTGAAAGACGCTTTGCCGCGAGCCAGGTAAGGCCGAAACACTCGAACCGAACGCGCGGGATGTGCAGACCCTGAGGCCCATCCTGGTCGTAATCTCGCCCAGGCACCATCATCTGAATGTGCGCTGCGGGAAAGGCCGCCGACTGGTCCGATCGCCGCTCGCCCACATCGATCGCCGGTCGGCCATTGAACACGCCGGCCACGGCCGCGACAGCCGTGCTTGCGCGCAGCCGTGCGATCAAGGCCTCTTCCATGTCAGTTGGCCGACAGGATCAGGCGACCAGCGCCCTTGCCCAAAATGTCGACGATCTCGTCTCGGTGCTGCTCGAAGGCAGGCACGATGGTTGGCTGTGCCGCCATGTGGACCGTGCCCAGCTCGACGAACCACCCATGGAAGGCCTGACCCTCTAGCGGGCCGAAATACATCGCCCCACGGCCGTCACGGGTCAGCCCGTCACTCACCGTGTCGCTGATCGCCAGGCTGTCGCGAAACTCGCCACGATCGACCGGGGCAATCCGCCTTGCCGTTTCGAGAACAGGCTGCAGCGCCCTGGCAGCTTCCGGCTTGATGTTCTCATCCGTCACCTTCGCGTCGATATTGCGCATGGCACGCATCGCCGCATCGATGCCGGTCAGCACGAACTCCATCAGGCCGGCTCTTCTTCTTCCGGCTCACCGCCGGAAGGCGCAGGCGGATTGTACGGCGCGACAAAGCCCATGCCGATCAGCGTGGCGGGCGATTGGTGATAATAGATATCACCTACGTCCTTACGCCTGCGGACGCCGTAATTGTTGGCATGGAGGACAAGTGTAATGACGTTCATGTCATGCTCCCGCTGTCAGGCTGCTACGATGAACAGCCGTAAAATCGATCTCGCCCCTGCCGAGCGGAGCAATGCCGGTGATGTCCCAGTCTGCGCCGTCAAAGCGGATAAAATTGGCCACCGTGACCCGCCGCAGATCGCTGCTGGCCTCGACATTGAACGTGCCGACTTGGCTGGCCCCTTCGATCGCCGCCTCTCGCCGCTCCTGCCCTTTTCCATAATAGATCGCTGCATAAGCGCGCGCGATCAGCGTCGATGCTCCGGGGACTGGTTCGCCAGCCTCGTTTTCGGTGGTTGCGCCCTTGCTGCGGAATTCCACCAGATTGTACCGGCGATGCCTCGGCGTCATACCACCGGCATCCGGACTTGATCGCAAAGGAAGCGGAATCCTTTCGGCGCATCGATACTGGCCTCCCCTGCCAGCATGACATCCCAGCTTTCGAACATCTGAACCAGCATCATCCTCGCCGCCATGACCAGCGAAGAAGGTCGGTTCGATGCCTGATAGCCAGCAGTAAAGGTCACGGTGACGGGCCCATAACTGGTCGGCCAGGCGGCATTCAGTGCGGGAATCAGCCCCCCGAGCACATCCAACCGCCAGCTGCCTTCGTCCATCAGCACTGGAGCGCCGTCGCTGCCGACATAGCTGATGCCCGTGACCTCCACTGTCGCAGCAGGGCCGATGCCCATGCGCATTTGCGGGCCGAAATCCGCGAAGCGTGCAACGATCCCTGCAGTTCGCTCGAGCCGCACATTCGCGTAGCGCTCCACTGCCTGAATGGCTGCATCCCGGCAGAACTCGATCTTGGCATCCTCATCATCATGAAGGATGCGCAGATGCGCCTTCGCATCCGCCAGCGGCAGGATGCCCTCACCATACCCCTCGGCGATGTCGATGGGGTTCAGGGTGAAGAGCATGTTGCCACCAGCGGATGCGAGGGACTGGATCAGGCGACGCCCTGGATGTGCGGCAGCCCGCGCACCACGGTGGCAGCAATCGGCGTTCCGGTGCCATGCGTACCGCCGAAATCGGCCAGCAGCTTGAGGTAACGCTTGCCGCCGACATAGCTGAGCTTCTGCAGCGTGGCGGCGGCATGGGCCGCAGTCAGCGCGCGGATGATGCCGTTGCTGATGCTGGCAGGCGCGTTGCTGTCGGCGATGACGTCATCGTCGGTCACGTTGGTATAGGTCGAATCGTCGTCGCTGTGGGTCAGAACGAATTCGATCTTGTTGGTGCCGGTAAAGCTGATGCCGCCGACGCCGATGTGCAGCAGCAGCAGGGCAGCGCCATAGCCGCGCAGATCGATAGCCGCGGGGGTATTGTCTGCGGACAGCACAGCGGGCGGGATAGCCGACACCGGGGCGCTGCCATGGAACATATCGCGTTCGGGAGTCATGGGTATGCCTTTCAACAGAAAGGCGGCGGGCCATGTGACCCGCCGCCGGTTTCCTTACAGGCTGCAATCCGCTGATCGGAAGGCAGCGATTGCCAGCGTCAGGACGCGGCGAACTTGAGGAACTTGACCGCCTCGAAGTTGACCGCACCGCCGCCCACGCGCTTGCGCATGTGGTACTTGACGAACCCGGGCTGGGTGATGTTGTCGCGCACCACCGAAACGCCGAGGCGATCAACGATGGTGTACGCTTCGTTGAAATCGCCGAAGGCGACCGACAGGCTGCCCGCAGCCAGCGCCGGCATGTCCTCGCCGTCGGTGACGGGGAAGCCGAAGATGGATTCGACCAGGGCGCCGTCGCGCAGCCGCAGATCGACCAGATAGTTGCCTTGGCCGTCCTTCAGCTTGCGCGTGGCACCGACGGTACGCCGCGACATCAGGAAGCCAGCATTCTGGCGATAGCCGGCCTTCACCTCGAAGATCAGGTCGATCAGCTTGTCTGCCGCATTCGACGAGGCATAGGCACCGCTCGCGCCCGACAGCACATGCTGGAAGGTGCCCCAGGCGCGGGTGGCATCGGCCGTCGCCGCCGTATCATAGGTCAGCAGACCACGCGGCTTCAGGATGCCATCGCCGTTCAGGAAGGCATCGTTTTCCTTGCGGGCAAACTTGGACACCGCCTTGTTCGCCAGCCAGGCTTCCACATCGACGACGGCATCCTCGAGCAGCTTCTGCGTCACCTTCGGGTACGCATAGAGCTCGTTGACAGGAATGCGCCACATGCCGATCTGCGGGGCATCGGTTGCCGAGCGGGACTGGCTTTCGCCAACCCACGCGGCATCGGCCTCGTCATTATCGATCGGGCCTTCCAGCGCATCGGTGCCGATCTGCACGACATTGGCCAGCTGTCGCATCGGCGTCGATTCGTAGATCTTCTGCACCATGCGGCCCGTGGTATCCGGGGTCACCCAATAGCCGCCGCTCGGGTCGGATGCGACCTGCATGGTCACCGCCTTCACCTCGTTGCGCCGAATGTAGTTGGCCAGGTCGGACTTGTATTCGGCCAGGTCTTCCGGGCTGAAGTCCTTCTTGCCAACCAGCTCGCCAAACTGGCGAGCAGCCTTGGCCTCGCTGGCTGCGTCGCCGCTGCCGGTCAGGGCCAGACGATTGGCCTTAGCCTCCATCTCGTCGAGCCGCTTCTTGAGCTCGGCCTGAGCATCGTCGATCGCCTTGTTGAGCTTCTCGACTTCATCCTTGGTCACGGCATCCTCGCCGCGCTTGGTCTCGACCTGCTTCAGGCGCTCGTCGTTCTTGACCTTGAAATCCTCGAACGTCTTGGCCAGCTGGTCGACGGCGGTTTTGACCTCCATGGTCAGATCGCCGTCCTTGGTTTCGGGCGCGCGGGCCATGGCGATGGGCGATGCGCCCGCCAGGAGCGCACCCTGATTTCCGATGAACATGTGGTTTTCCTTCGTGGCTTAGCGCAGCGCTTCGGCGCATTTGCGCAGGGACAAGATCAGGTCGGTTTCCCCGTCGCGGGGTGCCGTGCCGCCAGTCCCGCCGTCGCGGCAGGATTTCTTGAAGACCGAGACAGCGATTTTCGCCTCTCGATCTGACAACCCTTCGTCACGAAGAGCTCTTTCCATGACGCGCGGGTCGAAATCGCCCTTCACGCCTGAAATGGTTGCGTCCTGGTTCATCGGGAAGGTGACCAGCGACACCTCGATAAGCTCGGCTTCCTTGATCGACCGAATCCCGGTCTGCCGATCGAACGTGGCCTGCTTTGTGGCATAGCCGATCGAAAGCCCCTTAACGACCTTCGCACGCGCCAACGCATGCGCGGTCACTGCAGCAGGAACCTCCAGCACGAGGTCCCCTTTGACTTTCAGCCCTTTGTGGTCTTCGTCAATCTCGGTCCACAGTCCGATCGGCGTCCAGCTGTCATGCTGCCACAGCATCGGCGGCATGGCCTTGCGCTTGCGCCATTCGGCCAGGCTCTTCCTGAATGCGCCGGGTAGCACGATGTCACCGCCGCGATCGACGACGTTGTAGACCGATGCGTAACCCTCGATCGTCCCGGTTTCGCCGCCGTCGGCCGCCAGCTTGACCTCGCAGTCGAACGCCAGTCGATTCATGTTCATGTCAGTTGCTCCCCTGCGGGCTCGGCGATGAAGGCATCGGCGTCAGGTCGCGTCCGTCCTGCACGGCCATGTTGCTTTCGACGATGTACTGGCCGCCACCTTCGTCATCGCGCGGGTTCATGTTTTCCAGCGCGCGCCACTCGTCGGCATTGATCACGCCGTTGCGGCGCTGGATCTGGAGGCCTTCCTGCCGCGATTTGTAATCGCCGCGCATCAGAGCCGACAGGTTGAAGTTCGCATACAGCCCCTGCGCCTGCTCAGCCTCGGTCAGCAGATCGACCTCGATCGACTCTTCCAGCCTGGTCGCCCAAGGCGCCAGGCAATGAATGACATGCGCCAGGAACATCTGCTCGGCGCTGGCATAGGTCGCCGCCTTGTCGGACTGCCCGACCATGATCGGCATCACCCGCACCGCCCGGCAGATATCCTCGATCTGGAAGCGCCGCGTCTCCAGATGCTGCGAATCGACGCCACTCATCTGCTGGCTGAACCACTTTGCACCGCGGTCCAGGATCATCGGCATGCCCGGGTTAGCCGCCTGGCGCTTCAGCCATTCGGTCAGCATACTGTGTTGCTCGGGAGTCAGCGGTCCTTCGACCGAATAGACCCCGCTCGGCGATGCCCCGTTCTTGTGCTGGCCCGCGTGATTGGCCTCGAGCGAAATCGCCAGCCCCAGCGCCTCGCGCGCCAGCCTGACCGTCTCCATGCCCATCCAGCCATTCCAGCTGGGTCCGCGCACATGCCAGATATCTTCGGCGGCAAAGCGGCGCATCTGGCCGTCTTCGCCAGTGACCTCGTACACCAGCGTCAGGTCGGTACGGCGGGTCACCCGGACCTTGCTAGGATCCAGCTGGATCAATTCGAACACCCTGCCGCCAACGCGGCTGATGTAAGCATAGGCATTGCCGACCAGCATCACATGGAAGACCAGCGTTTCCCAGAAGCCGAAGGCCGTCTGCCCCTTCATCGGGCTCAGATGCAGCAGTCGATAGAGCGGATGGTCCCTTGCAGGATCCGCCCCGATGCCGCCTGCGCGCGGACGCATGATCTTGCACCGGGTTTGCGCAATGCCTTCACCCACCACCTTGCAGCAGGCGAGCATCGCCGATACGTTCAGCGCCGTAGACCACGTCACGCTGACGCCGGCCTTGCTTTCCGGGCCGAACATGAACCCCGGCAGGCTGTCGAGCGTACGGGCTTCCTTGCGCTCGAAGCCTGCCGCGATCGAACCGAACAGTCCCGCCATCAGAGTTGACGCGCCGCCCGCGCTGCCAGCACTGCACCCACGATCAACAGCATTCCAGCGACGATCAAACCACTCGGCAGATGCATCATGCCGGTACCGATCGACACCAATCCTGCCCCGATCAGCCCGGCGATGTCGCGCATGATCTCGGCAGCTTTCATGTCACTTCCCAGAATGATTTGGCAGCGCCCACAGCCACCGGATTGAGCTCCAGCAGCTTGGTCGCATTCAGCCCCGCCATGAACGGGTCGATTTTCGCGCTGGCAGAGGCGTTCTTGGTGATCATCACCGACTGCCGCCCCTTCTCTTCCTTGGTGTTGCTGACGCACCACGCCATCATCGGCGACCCGTCATGCACCACCTGGTTGAACTTCAATTTGCGCGCCAGGCCGACGATCGCCGACATCAGCCGGAAGCCCTGGCCGATCGGCGCCATCTGATCGTCGGCAATGTCTGCCGCCGCCATGGCATCAATCAGGTCGGCCACGCCCTGCGGGTCAAGGCCGATCGCCCCACGCTCGGGCAGCAACCCGCTTTCCTTCACCTGCGCCACGATCGCGACGATCTCGGCAATGTCCTGTGGCAGGAAGTCCGCCTCGGCATCGTCACCGACTTCGGCCTCGCGGCAGATCGTCAGGCTTCCCTGCGCCTCGAAATCCCTGAGCAACCCCGCAATGTCCTTGCGCCGCTCCAGCACATCTGGCCAAGCCCATGCGCGGAACCAGTACAGCCAGCGCGCGGTATCGCGTTCGCGGCCCGCCACGCACAGCCCGTAAAGGTCATCAAGCCCGCCGCCGTCGATGCCGACCACCGCGACCTCGCACCGCGCCAGCAGGCTTTCCAGCGTCAGCGATCGGTCGCCCGCCGCCTCCCAGTAATCCGCCCCGCGCCACCGGTCCCGGCGCAGCCTGAGACCGATCTCGACGTTCAGATGCTTGGCCAGAAAGACCTGCAGGTCTTCGTCCGCATCACCCGCCTGCGTCTTTCGAAGCTCGGCAGTCAGCCATTCCGCCGACACCGCCCGCCCAAGGCTAGGATTGGTGACGTGGAACATCGCCGGGTCGAGATACGCCTCGGCCTCCAGCAGGTCTTCCGGCCACTCGTACAGCACGCCCAGGCTCGACGGGTCATCGATCTCGCCATCCCGCACGTCGCGGAAATAGGCGAGCTTCGTCTTGAACACGCCCGCCGGTGGCTCGTCGCTGTGCGTCGAGATGTACAGCACGAACGCTTCCGGCCTGGTCGAGGTGCCGCCTGTCGCCTCGCGCAGCATGCTCGCCGCCTTGGGCTTCTTGCCGAACAGCCACAATTCCTCGACCAGCACCATGCCGGCCTTCTTGCCCGCGGAGGTGTCGGCATCGGCCGCCACCACCTTCAGCTCGGCCTTGGTGACCCGGTGCCGGATCAGCCGCTGGTGCTCGACCACATGCAGCAGCGTCTTCAGCTCCGGGTCGGCATCCACCATGCCCATCGCCGGGTCGAAACTGTTCTTGGCAACCTCCAGCGTCGGCGCCAGGATCAGCAGCTCGGCATGATGCCGCCAGTTCAGGATCAGCGCGGTTAGCATGATGCCCGCAGCGATCGTCGACTTCCCGTTCTTCTTGCTGATCAACAGCATGAATTCGCGGATCAGCCGCTGGCCAGTCTCCGGGTCCTCCGCGCCGAAGATCGCGGCGACCAGATCAAGGATCCGGCTGTCGCAAATCTCCCCGAGCGTCGGGAAGCTGCCATCGTCCTTCTGCGGCAGGTCGGTGACCTGCAGCGCGCAGAACACCTCCAGCGCTTCTTCCGCCTTTTCGGGGAACAGCGGCGCGCATGGCACCAGGCTGTCACCCGCAACAATTCGTTCCTCCCAGTCAAGGCAGGCCGTCGACCAGACGGGCCGCATGGCGTCAGTTGATCAGCGCGGATCGCGGCGGCTTGCGCGTGCCGAACAGCCCGCCCACACCCTGCGCTGCATCCTGCTGCTCTTGCTTCTTGCCTATCGGCGCGGCTTTCTTGCCCGCCTTCGGTTCAGTCGGACGCATCCGGGCATCGGTCGCCCGCGCCCGCTCGGCATCCAGCATCTGGTCGAGCCGCTTACACGCGGCGACGTTGCCCTTCTCGACCTCATCGACCAGGCGCGCCATCATGCCCGACCGCACAACCAGGGCGGCCCGCTCGCGCTCCCGGCACTCGGCGGGAAAAACCTTTCGCAGCGTCTTGGCATCGCAGCCGATCACCTTGGCCACGTCGGTTTCGCGATAGCCGCTGGCAAACAACACCATGATTTTATTCGACTTTTCCCGCGACCATTGAAACGCCGGACGCCCCTGCCCACGCGGCGGCGCGGGCACCCAGCCAAACAGGCCCGGTGCGTCGTCCGAAATTCCAGTCACAAGAAAAAAATCTCCGAATGAGAGGAACGGCGGTGCGCGCGGCCGCGATCCTGCAGAGTTTCAACCACCCCCCGGTCATCCGGCGTGCCCGACAGCCCGCTTGGCCCGTTCTCGAGCCGTCTTGCGCTGGTGGCACGCATGGCACAGCAGCTGCACGTTCATCGGGTCCAGCTTCTCGCCACCGTCCCTGATCTCGACGATATGATCGCCGATGATCCGCTTGTCCGAGCCGCAGACGATGCAGAACGCACCGCGCACCCGCTTGATGTCGCGCACCAGCTGCCGCCACTCGGGCGACTGATAGAAGCTCAGCGCGACCTTGGGCAGCGGCTTGAGCCTGGGCGGCGAGGCCTTCAGCCTGCTCGGCATCGCCTTCAGCCTGCCCATGCACCACCCGTTGCGCCTTGCCCCAAAACGCCAGCGGGCGGCAGAGCCGAAGCCCGCCGCCCGCTGAAGGTCAGGAGAGGATGTACCAAACAGAACCGCACGCCCGCTGCCGAGTACGCACTTCTCCAGCACAACTGCATGAATACCCCAATCGCTGCACAAACGGACAAAGTATTTTTCACTGCACACATCCGAAACCGCTTGACGCAGTGTGCAGGCGGAAATCCTCGGCTTCACCGATTTGCCGCGCGAGCCACCATGCAGATCGACCGCTCATAGCGCTTGCGCAGAGCATCGCTGGTCACCGATCGATCACCGAACACGCGCCACACATCGCTCCAGGCAAAGCCGCCACCCTCATTCTCGCGCTTGTGCCGCAGCACCAGGCCGACCAGCCTGCGATGCGCTGCCGGCACCGCCAGCACCAGCGCCCGCTCGCCGGTCACCCACTGCTCGACATGCTCCACCTGCGCCCGCGAGAGGCCCGCACCGCGCGGCACGGCATCGTTATCGCCATAATCGCCCAGCCAGGTCGCCCGGATGACCGGCGGCATGCTGGACCGCGACGCCGCCGACAGCCAGCCCCGTTCCTTGTCCGGCATGCGCGCCAGGTACTCGAGCGCATCCATCAACGCCGCCTCGACCTCGTCAAAGCTCAGCACATCGTCGATCACCATCCCACGCATCCCTTCAGCCCAGCCAGCAGCGCCACGATCGACACCGCCATCAACACCCAGAACTCGGCCCTGATCTTCCAAACACCGTTCCCGCCATTCTTCTGGTCAACCACCACATATTCCCCTTGAAGACAGATCAGACAGTAAGATAGTTCACCAACCTACGCACATGTGGGCGCGCGCACATGACTGAAACCCGCAAGAACTGTCTGACAATCCGGCAACTGTCTGACGCTGGCCAATTCCGCGCCTTTCCAGAGGTTGACAGTTCCAGACGGTCAGACGGATCAGCCACCCCGATCAGGACCAGTCACACCCCGCACCAACACCCCGACACCCTCGATCGGCCCCGACGCCGGGCCAGAAACCAGACAGTCAACCCAACTGTCTGAAACTGTCTGACACAAGATGTTGTGGCCAACGGTCAGCATCGATCAATCGTCCCATCCCGGCATGATCTCGCCCGGGTTTTCCCGGCCCTCAGGAGCAGTCTCGCCGCCAGCGGCCTTCTGCCCCTGCCACAGCTCGTCATCGCGCCGTAGACGGCATCCCCGGCGGTGCACGCGCCCGCCATGGCTCTTGAACTTGATCAGCTGCTTGTCGCCCAGAGCACGGCCAAAGGACGTGCTGTTCATGATCCCGCGATCGTCGACGCCATTGTCGCTACAGAACGCCTTGTAGCTGTCGAACAACGACTGCGCGGGCTCGACAGACTTCGGGTCGCTAGTGTCGACATAATCGGCAAACCACTCACCAAAAGGGTTCGATGCCCGCCGGTAATCGTCGGTCGCCTCCTTCACGCTTGCAGGGGGCTTCAGCTCGCCCGCATTCAGCCAGGCCAGCACCCCATCGACCAGCCATCGCAGCACCCCTGGCTTCTCGGCTAGCAGGTCCTCCATGATGCGCTTGTTGATCGCCTCATCCTTGAACTGGTGCGGGAACATGATCACCGTGATGCGCCGCCATATCCCGTCATCGTCGCCGCTCACCCGAGGCTTGCGGTTGCACTGGAAGAAGATCTTGCATCGCGGATCGAAGGTGAACGGCGCGCCGTGCAGCTCGCGCGCCTGAATCGGCTCGCCGCCCGTGATATCCTTGATCCGGCTCTCGTCGAGCATCCCGCCCACCTTGGGCTCTGCCGTTGTAACCATGCGCGTATCGCCCGCCAGGCGCGCCAGATCGGGCGTGGCGTCGGCGCCAGAGCGCATCGCCCCCGCCATGAAGGTCTGCACGTCGCTCTTGGTGGCATAGCCGCCCAGCGTCTCGCGCAGCACGTTCATGCAGGTCGATTTGCCATCGCCGCCCTTGCCCTGCAGAATGAAGATCACCTGCTCGCGGATGCTGCCCGTCGCGCCATAGCCGGCACAGGTCTGGAAGAACGCGCGCACCGCCGGGTCAGGCAGCACCGTGGCCATGTGCTTCTCCCATGTCGGGCAAGCCGATTCCGGGTTTTCTGGCGCCAGCCAGGGCACGTCCGCCACCCGGCTGATCATGTCCGCCGGGTCATGCGGGTCGAGCCTGACCCGCCACCCCTCGCCGCTGTCGAAAAACCGAAGCGTGCCGTTGCCGACATTGATCGCGAGCGGGTCGCGATCGAAATCGTCGCGCGTTGCGAACATCAGGTTCTGCGCCTGCACCAGCATCGCAGCGGTCTTGTTCGCATTACCGCTCATCACCGCATGCTTGAACAGCGCGATCGCGCGCTCTTCCCAGCGCCCCTGCTGCGCCTTCTCGACACGCCCGGCCTCGATTTCGCCGGCAATGGCCTGCGCCTCGACCGTGATGTGCAGCGCCACCTCGTGCGCGGTCAGATGCGCCAGGCGCTTGCCGTCCTCCCGGCTCCATCGCTTGCCGTCATAGCCCTGCCAGTGATCGTCTACCCACAACAGCCGCCCGCCCGCAAGGTCGCGCAACCGGCGCGCATTGCCCAGGTCGGAAAGCTCGTACCAGGCCATCTTCAGCGGGTCGGCGATCGGCATCGCTATCGGCCCGGTCACATCACTCATCCTGCGATTCCCTTGTGATTATCGGTATCGGCAATAGCCCGGCGCGCCGCCGCCGCTTGATCCTGCAGCGCCAGAAAGGTCTGCGTTCGCTTGGTCAGCTTTTTCGGGGCCTGCGCTTCGGTCAGAAACTGCGCCATCAGCGCCTTGTCGCGCGCCTGGTGCATCAGCGCGTCCAGCCCGATGCCCCCCATGCCGACCGCTTCTGAATACAGCTCGATCAGGCTCAGCCGCTCCAGCAGCGCATCCTGCCCATGCTTTTCGGCAAAGGCCCGCTGCTTGATCACATCCATGATGGCACCCGGATTGAAGCCGAAGCCCTGCGCCTCTTTCTTCACCGACGCGATATCGGCGTTTATGTCCTTGCGATCCTCGATCAGCCGCTCGATCCGCTCAACAAAGGCGCGCAGCTGCTCTTCTGCATGGTCCTTCCCGCTGCTCATGCCGCACCTCGCATCAAGTCGTTGAAATCCGCGCCCATGGGCGGCCTGATCGCCTCGACCGGCCACGCCCCGGCGCGCCGCCACGCCTGCACTGCCAGCGTCGCGCAGATCCGCGCGCGCTCGGGGCCGGACACATCACCCAGACCCGTTTTGCCGCCGCGCGCCCACTGGATTCTCCGCCCTTTCAGCGGCTTCATGTCGGCATCGATCGCCACGATCACATGCCCGGCGTCGTCGATCAGCATCGGCGGCCGCGCGGCATCGGCCTGCACGTTCCAGATCGGCAGCGCACCGTCGCGCAGGCACACCGCCTTGCCCTCAAGATTGCCGAGCGACAGCGCCGCCGCCATGCGGGTTGGACGCCCGTCCAGGCAGGCTGCTGAAAGCGTGGTCTCGATTCCCTCGCCGACCAGAAGCGGTCCGGAATCGTCCACCGGCCCAAGCCACACGCCGCCCCCGGCGACATCGCCGAACATCTTGCGGGTGGGCACCGGCTTGCCGTCGCGTGTCACGCCCAGCTGCGCCTTGCTGCGCCCATCGGGCGACAGATAGGTCACATGCACACCCATCGGTACGCGCATGCGCGCACCGGCAGGCCCCTCGATCCGCTCGATCAGCGCGAGCATGGCAGGCCGCGTGCCCATCAGCGCCTCAGGCCGCTCGTGCAGCTTCCATGCATAGATCGGGCAGCGCGGGTGATAGCGCAGCGCGCGCAGCCCCTGCCGAACCAGCGGGTGAGAAACGTCCAGCCCGCGCGCCGCCAGCCAGGCCTCGACAATCTCGCCCTCGGCAGGCCCGGCAGTGCGCCACATCCATTGCGCGCACTCGACGGTCGGCACCCGGTGCGCGTCGCGCAGCTCCACCTTTCGCTCCAGCTCGGCGCGCGGTGTCGCGCTCTCGCGCGCCAGCACGATTCCCGCCTCGTCGGACAGCCGACGCACCGCCTCGACAAAGTCGACGCCCTGGTGCTCCATCACGAAATCGATCACCCCACCATGCGCCGAGCAGCCGAAACAGTGATACCAGCCCTTGTCGTCGGCCACGGTGAAGCTGGGCGTCCGCTCGCTATGAAACGGGCACAGCCCCACCCACTCGCGCCCACGCCGCACCAGCTTCACCACCTGGCCGACGACGCGCGACACCGGCACCCGCGCCTTGATATCGGCGATCACGGAAGGCTCGATCCTCCCGGTCATTCCGATGCCTCGCCTTCCCAAGCACCCACAAACAGGGACACAACCGGATGCGATCGACCGACGACAGACAGGATAACCGGCGCTCCATTCGCAATCGCAGCGCGCTCTTCATCTGATGGTTGCCAGGCCGAAAGCTGGAGGTTGCCCCAAATCGGGTCCTGAACATCTGAGATTTGCAGTGACGAGCAATCCTCTTCGAGCGTGCCAGCAGGCCTGCCAAGCTCACGTGTGCATGGAGAAATCTTGGTTGGAATCATGCCGCCATCTCCCTCTCGCCCGCGCCGATCAGCGGCGCCCATTGCGCGGCCATCGCCGCTGCGATGCCCGGATAGGTCTGGCTGCGCCGCCGTGCGCGATCAGGCCCCGGCGGCTCGCGATGGCAGCGCGACCAGGCCTTGTGCTCTGCCGTGCCCGGCAGCGGCGGCGTCAGCATGGCGGTCGGCACTAGGCGCGGCAGGTCGATCAGCTCGAGGCCCGTGTTCTTGAAGAACGGCTCGCCGAAGAAATACGGGTGCACGAACTGCACCGGTCCACGCTGCGTCAGCTTGATCGCATGGCCGTGCATCACCGGGTTCTCGATCGCCCGGCGCGGGATATGCACTGCATCGCGCAACCTACGATAGAAGGCGGCGGCTCGGTCGAGCTCGGCCCAGCGCGCCGGGTCCCGCCCATTCGCCTTGCGCCCGCCGATGTACAGATGCTTCGCCCCGCTGTTACACAGGATCGTGCAGGGTGGATGCGCCACCATCAGCAGGTCCCAACCATCGTCCAGATGGTCGAGCACGTCGCCGGTGATATGCCGGTTGCTGCCATCATCGGCAGGCATGGTGTCGCAGGACCAGGCATCGCAGCCCATCGCCTCGAACGCCCGCCTCACCACCCCGCTGCGCTCGCAGGCGACCAGAACACGGCCCGTCATGCTGCCTCGCCCAGATCCAGCTTGCGCTGTGGCTCAAGCGCCTTGTCGCGCGCGGCGGCCCAGTCTTGGGCCTTGGCCATGTCGATCGTACCGCCGTTTTCGCGCACGTACCGGTTGAAGCAGTGCGCAATCTTCGCGGGGCAGCTGTCCCACCAATAGTAGCACGTGCCTGGGCCAGCGTTGATATCGCGTGCGCAAATAGCCTTTCGCCCCGCCATCACTCTTCCTCATCCAGCAGATTGTCGATCAGCACCGTTTCGCGGCTGATGATGTCCAGAATGCGCGTCGCCAGGGTCGACACCGGCAGCCCGCGCTGGCTGGCGATCGGCAGCAGCCGGTCGGACAGCGCCCGGTCCAGCGCGATCGTGCGCGTGACCGGCGAAAGCGGCGTATCGAGCTCGTCGAGGCAGGACGGGCAGACAAACAGCTGGTGCCATTTCGTCAGCGCCTCGCGCGTCTGCCGCTGGCACCGCCCGCAATCGAACCTGGTGCGAGACGCGTTCATGCCGCGACCTCGTAATCGCTGGGGCGCTCGAGCCGCTTGCGGCACGGCGGGAGCCAACGGAATCGAGTATCGCTTTGACCTGCAACCCAGACAATCCAGCTATAAGCGGTGGCACTGGCAGCTGAAGGGTCATAACGCCCGCGAACCATTGGAACGCGCTCGACATGCTGCACCACGAAAGCTGGTGGATGGGGCGCAAATAGCTCGGAGTATCGCGACGCGCCCTCGGTGAATGCAGACCGCACGATCATGGCAACGCCAATGGTGCTGGTGCGCAGCGCGCGTTCAATGAACTGCTGTGCCAGACGAAACGGTGGATTGCAGAACGTCCAATCAACCGGGCTCGGGTCTGGCCCCCAGAGATAATCGACTACAGGGTAGCCCGCGCCGTAATCATGAACGTCCGATGCCTCGACCGATGCGAAATGCTCCGTCATCGGTCGCGCCATGAAGCCACGGTTAGCGGCGGGTTCGCGAGCATTCTTGTCGCTCAGCACATGGCCTTGAGCGATCAACCATTCGCACAGAGCACGCGTCGCCCAAGGGGGCGTCGGGAAATCGTCGAGCGAATGGTGCGGCTCGCGGCGCTGCTGCATGACGGCGCTCGACCTGTTCTGCCTCATGAAGGCCGCCCTCCCCGGTCAGCATCCACAGACTGTCGAAGCACTGTTGAAACAGTCGAGCCCAGGCCTTGCCAGTCCTGGTCGGATGGGGCAGCTTCAAGTTGATAAGGGAGGGTGAAATGGCAACGCGTGTTCGAACGGGAATGGAAATGCCGACCGATCGAGGCTTGGTTGAGTTGCGCGTTGACGCAGCCACCGGCATGTCGGCAGGAGAATTCACGGGTCTCGTGACCGCTTTTGGCAAAGTTCTTGAGAACTATCTCAACTCTACCCAGCCATTGGAAGATCAGGACTGGGTGGCGATAATCGATTCGGTCGACAGCGGATCGTACCTGGTGCGCTTTATGGCAGCGGCAAAACGCGAATGGGAGGGGTTCCGCGAAGCCGCAGCGGAAATGGCTGGTTTCGTCAATTTGCCGGAAAACAGACTGGTCAGATGGGCCAGCTATGCGGCGATCGGCGAGTTTATGATCAACCTTGCCCAGGCGATGGCGAGTGTGCTCTCCAACGAGCCACCACCTGATTCCACTGTGAATGCCATGTGCGAAATAGTCATTGAAAGCGGTGCGACCATCACGGTGTCCGGCTCGGGATGCCCGCCCGTGACAATCAGCTCGAGTGATCTGAAAAAGGCGCCGGCCTTTGATGCGATTCCCTTGCCCGACGCCGTCCGGATGGTACTCGAACACAGCGACATTTATGTCAGTGACGAGGCCGCCTTGGGCCGGCATCGCGACATGACCGCTCTGGCGTTTTTTGGCGCTGGCAGAACGGTAAGAGTAATCGATGAGGCAGGACGGCAGTTTGACGCGGTCGAAATGTGGACCAGCAAATCCATTCAGGACCAGATGCTGGGCAACGCATCCCAGCGCTTCAAGCTGGTTGTTCAGCCGGTGTATGATCAGGGCCGCATCGCGTGCCTGTTTGTGCGTCGGGCCTATCCTATGCCCAGATAACTTGCGGAGCTTTTGCATCGACATCAGCCTTCGGTCGACTGGGCCGGTAGCATCAGCTCGGCCACGATCTCGCAGATGCTTTCCGAATATCGGCGGATGAACAGGTCCGCCCCGTCGCGCTCGATCGCCCCGCGATCGGCCAACGCCTGCACGTCGGTGCACTTCGCCGCCCCCAGCATCAGGATGCCCAGCGCATGCAGCCGCGCCTGCACCGCCAGCGCCGCCGCGATTTCATCGTCGCCACTCACCCTGTCGCCCCAGAGCGGATCAGGCCGCTCACCCAGCGCCCGCGCCCAGCTGCCCGGCTCACTCTCGTTATCGACCGTCACCGTGGCACCCGGTGCGAACGCCATGAACGGCTCGCAGCGTGCAGGCCCGTCCCAACCCGAAGCGCAGACAGCGTCATCCTCGGCAAAGCCGCGCACGACATGCGACATCGGCGGCAGGCTGGCTGGCAATGGGTCGACGGTGCGATAGACAGGCGATCCAAGCGTGAACGAATAGTCAGGCGTCCCGGCCTCCGAGAGGATGCGCAAACCCACGATGCGATCCTGATCCATGATCAGCGCCCCGGCCACGGCAGGGCCTTCAAACACCGGACCAGACCCGAGCGGCGCCTGCGACTGGAGCCAGGTTTTGGGTTCTTCGGACTTCGCGGGACTAAGCTCGTGATGCTGCTCGGCATCCATCGGCTTCAGGTCAGCCACCGACGTTCCCAGGTCGAAGGCGAACTTGTCCGCGTAGTCCGGCTGAGCCAGCGGCGTGTACCGGAATGTCATATTCGCAGGATCGATCTCATAGGAGACCACGCGAACACGCTGGCCTGCGACCAGTACCCAGTCTCCGACTGTAAAGGCCTCGCCCCAGAACAGGGGTCGATCGCGCGCCGTCATGGGCTGCCAATCGCTCCGTCCCTCGCCGGTCAGATGCCAATCCGAAGCGCAGCCCTCAGGCTCGCCCGCCATATCCACCGCCAGCCCCTCGGGCCGCGCCGCAATCATCCCGCTGCCGCTCATTCGCCGCACCCCTTGCCGGTCTTGCTGCTGTCTTCCGGGCTCGTGAATTCCTGCCAGGGCACCCAGCCTTTCGGGCAATGAAAGCCCCAGTCGCGCACCTTGGGCCCGGTGATGAACAGGCTGATCGCACTCTCGCCGGGCATGATCTCAAGCCGGTGAGCGTCGCTGGCCATCCGCGTCACCACATCGCCTGCATGCCGGGTAACGCGGATTTCCCCGCCGCCGGGCGCGGCCATATGCTCGACATAGCGCCCGCCGATCAGGACGCTGGTGTTCGACCACGGATGATCGTGCAGCGCGCGATCGTCGTCGCTGTGCAAGATGTGGTGCAAATAGACATTTGCCGACGGGTTGCGCGGGATCACGTACCAGCGACGCAGATAATCGTCGCCGATCACGAAGTCGGGAGCGCGACTGGCCATCAGCTCGTGCGCCCACGCTTGCATCTGCTCCAGCGATGCGAATTCAGGTATGCCGCTCACGCCACCATCTCCTCGATCGGTCGCCCCAGCGGGCGGTTGTATTTGCGCTGGTGCTCTGCCGCCTGCTGCGCGATCCATTCTCGGCGGCGGCGGTCGGCCTCGCCTCGGCGATCGGCCAGCGGGTCAAGGCCGGGCACTGCCGCCGCCACCGGCGCGGCCAGCTTGCGCGCACGGCTATGCTTTGGCGGTTGATATCGGTCGGGATTGGCCGCCATCAGCGCGCGATAGGCAGCGGCGGTCGATCGACCCACCGGCTGCGGAAAGTCGAGCAGCCGCATCAGCCCACCAGGCTGGCGATGCGCAGCCTTGGCCAGCACATCCAGCGGCGTGCCCGTACGCGCCAGCCATGCGCGGATTTCGTTGGCCAGAACGGCGGCCTGGGCGGCGGTCAGAAAATCGTTGCGCCCCCGGGGATCGGCCAGCCCATCGGGAAAGTCGCGGATCACCGCACGAATCGCCGCTGCATTCGCGCGCAGCAGCCCGCGCCCCTCGCCCAGCACGCGATGCCGCACCGCGTCAGTGACACCGATATGGCTGGCAACGCGCGTCCAGGGCGTGCCCGTGGCGCGCATCCATTCGTCCAGCTCGGCAAACACCGCGCGCGCGTCCTGATTGCTGATCGCGTCTCGAAACCCTCTCACCCCCCGGTCCTTTCCCGCCACAGCACGGCTCCGACCTGCCGATCGGCCGTGCGCTTTCCGCTCGAAACGATGGTCACCACGCGCCCGTCGAAGCTGCTGGCACTGGCCACCCGGATAAGGCCCGCCCGCATCAGCTTGGTGATCAGATACTGGGCACGGCTACGAGCATTCAGGTCGAGCTGGCGCGCCAGCTGCACATTGCTCGGGCAAGCCAGGCCAGCCTCCGCAGCCTCGGTCAGCAGCGCCAGCATCCGCCCCTCGTCGCTCGCGTCGAAATTCTCGGGCAGCGCCTGGGCCGGGCGCGAGACGGCGCGCCGCACCGGCCCTTCCATGCGCGATCGCGCGCGCGGCTGCACCGGCGGTTCCTTGCGCCGCGCGACATATTCGAGCGGCTTGCCGGCGCCCGCGCGGCGCTGGAACAGCACCACCTCGCCTTCTTCGGCCCATTGCCGTGCCAACAGCCCGGCAGGCGCATCGCGGCCCAGCGCGGGGCCGGTGGCATAGCGCAGCTCGTCGCCCGGCATCGCCGTTTCCAGCCACGCCTCCATCACGCCGATATCGGCATAGAGCGTCAGCGGCCCCAGCACGAACCGCGGCTCACCAGATGCAGGCAGGGACGCGCGCTCAGGCATTGTCATCCTCTGCGTCGCCCTGGTCGGGATAGAGCAGATAGGGCCACAGCAGCACGCCGCCGATCACCACCGGAATGTCGCTGGCGCTGAGCGGCTCGCCCGCCAGCTCGGACTTGAAGGCAATGCGCATCACGATGCCGCCGGCGACGAGCCAGCCCAGCGCGAGGCCCAGCATGAACCCGCCCATCATGCTGCCGTCTCCCGCTTGGGCAGCGGCGCGCACCCTAGCAGGAATTCGCGAAACTCGGCTTCGCAGGCGGTGTGATCCGGAACCACCTTGCGGAAGGTGTTGCTCTGGTAAGACCAGCCATCCATGCCTTCGAGCGCCAGCCAATAGGCAAGCAGCCCCTCACCCGTCTCGAATGCGGCGGGCTTGATGTCTTCGACCACTTGCAGCACGCGATAGATGCGCCCCTTTATCGGCAGGGGCGCACCCGGGTGCGGCTTCCAGCTATCGATCATGCACAGTGCAAGATCCCCGCGCGCCCAGTTGCCATTCGCGCGGCAATCGATCGGAGCCGCGCGGGCTGGCGCCTGCGGCTCTGCCTTGCGCCCGAAAGGCCAGAAATCGCGCCAGCCCATCACAGGCCTCCCTTGCCATCGCGGTCGACCATCAGCGTCACCGCCTGTTTCAGTTCCACGGACTTCGCGATCAGCTCGTCGAGCTGGCGGTGGATCGCGCTTTCCTCGCGCGGTGAGACGCGGTCATCGCAAAGCGCGCGGTCGATCTCGCGCGCGACATCGCCGAGCTCGGCGGAAAGGCGCATCACGCCCGCGCGCAGCTCACCGTCGCTGGCCCCCGCATCGGGCAGCGGCACGAACACACCGCCCGCCAGGCGGCAAAGCTCGCTCGTGACCTGCGGCGCACCTGCTGTGCCGCGCGTCACCCGCTCCAGCGCCGCGACCGCCTCGATCGGCATCGAATAGTCTGCGTCGTTGATGCTGGCCCAGCGCGCGATCGTGCTCTTGCCCTTGGCCAGAATGTCAGCCGCCGCCTCGATCCCGCCGGTGGCACTCACCAGGTCCTTTGCGGCTGCCTTCAGCCGCTGCTGCCACACCGCCAGGGTCATCGTGCAGCCTCCGGGGTGGCGTTTGCCGACGCCACCCCTTCGGCTACAGTCGCGTTGGGACCCACGACTGAAAGGATCGGCCAGCCATGACTGACAACAGCTTCTCCGCCACAATCCATTGCGATTGCGGCCACAAGTTTGATGTACCCCTCGCTGGGCAATATCCGGAGGATGTCGTGATCCTCTGCCCCGCCTGCGGTTCGGAGCGCAATTTCGACGCGGAAGAGATCGCGCTCATCCGTGAGGCCGAGGCCATAGCGATCCGAAAGGCCCGTGAGGCCTTCAAGGGCTTCCAATAGACCTGCCCCTGCCAAGGCTCGATGCAGCGCATCGAAGCTCTGCTCTGCGGCAGCCATGGTCAGCGCGCACTGCCTGATGCTGAGTGAAATGGTTTTCATGCCCCCACCTCCCGACCTTGGGCGGCCTCCGGGGTGGCGGTGATCGCATGCGCCACCCCTTCGGCTGCACGGCGGGAGAAGGGCCCGCCGACAACTGGATCAACCCCATGATCATCCGGGGAAACTTTCTCCGCGCTTCCCGGTGACATCTGCGCAGACTGGCCGATACTGGCCATGTCATGCAGCAGAACCCGGCATTCCTGCGGAACCTCCGCATCAGGCCAATTGGCAGGTTGGGCCAGCCAGTTGAGCAATCGCTCGTAATTCTGCTGGGTGATCGTCTTGCCTGCGCGCAGGCGCTCGAACACCCCGCTGGAAAACAGGGCACGATTCCCAAGCGTGGAGTGATTTGTGCCGGTCACTGCGACCCATTGGTCTGCAATCCGCCAGAGCACGGGTAGCAATGAAATGGGTGGCACCACGGAACTCGCCTCGATAGCGTTAAACACACCGGTAAAAATACCGGTATTTGCCACGGGGTCAACCGGAAAAGATAACACCTCGAATTGCCGTCGTTTTGGCGGCATTAATGCCGTCATGTCTGACGAAACAATCTTGCAACAACGCATCAAGCAGAAGCTGGACGAAAAGGGCCTTTCTGCCTGGAAAGCATCGATGCTTGCCACTGGCGGTCCGGATGCCGTGCGGCAGATATTGGCCGGCCACGAACCCCGCGCCGATCGACTGGCAAAGCTGGCTGAGCTGTTCGAAGTCACCACCGATTGGCTGATCGGCAAAGACGAGCTAGCGCCGCAGCGCACCCGCGATGTGGGCATTCCCTTCAAGGGATTGGAGACGCCGCGCAACGTGCCGGTCTATGGCACCGCGCTTGGCTCAGACACGCACCCCGATCCCGATCAACCCGAGATTCCTATCGAGATGCACGAAGTCGAGATGGGTGAGGCAGTCGACTGGCTGCGCAGACCACCCAACATCATGGGGCGGCAGGACATATACGGACTGTACGTGGCGGGCACATCCATGTCGCCGCGCTACGAGCCGGGCGATCCAGTCTATGTTGACCCCAAGCGGCCACCGCGCATCGGCGACGATGTCATCGTGCAGCTCGCGCACGATAACGGCGATGGCGGCCAAACCATCGTATGCGCCCTCATCAAGCGCCTGGTGAGACAGAGCGCGACCTTCATTGAGTTAGAGCAGTTTGAGCCTCGCCAGACTTTTCGCGTGATGCGGCAGCAGGTCGCCGCGGTTCATCGCGTCATGCCCTGGGCAGAGCTTGTAACCATCTGACGGATCAAGCTTGCGATAAATAGTCGATCGCAGCGCGCATCCAGTGCAGCTCGTGCGCGTGCAAGCGGCCATCTGCAACCATGACCCGCTCGAGATACGGCACGATGATCCGCGTAAGCGCCTGCGACTGCCGCGCGCGCTCCAGCGCCACGAAGAAAGATTCGCTGTCTGGAGCGATGCGGTCTGCAGCGGCACGGATTTCGTTGAGGGGCAGATCGGCCAAGGTCTCGCATCGTAGCCAGAATGACGTGACCAGCTGCTCGACAACTTCCAGCTCGGCTTCGTGCACCTCACCATCGCATCTTGCCATGAACATCAGAACGATAAGCCCGGCACGCAGATCTGCATGATGACAGGGCGAAAGCCCCCAGTGCAACGGCGCATCCTGCACATGCCATTGACCAAAACGGGCGAAATAGCTGCTCCCATCGCCCAGCGTCTCGCCGCTGACCGCGTCACTGACCTCTGAAATCCTGTCGAGTCGAAACCGGCGGTGCGCTTTCCGATGAAGGCACCAGGCAAACAGATACTGCACGCCCTGAAGATCCTCCAACCGAGTGCATGTCAGCTGGCGGGTGCTCGGGCGTCCGCGCGAGTCGACATAGGTAACGATGCAGTTGTGCCCAGCGATCGACAGCTCCGGCAGTGCCTCGGCCGGCGGCTCGTCTTCCTGATCAGGCAGATCGGGCGACCAATCCGGCGGCGCTTTTGCACCTGCGATCCGAAATGAAATCAGGCTTTTGATGTCAACCATGCGCACCGTCTCCCGGCATGAGCATACCGCAGCTTGACGCGGCACACATACCGGTATATTTAACGCGGTATTGTTTCGGCAAACGAGAGGCGAACATGCTCAAGGCACCAGCTCAGTTCCCGCACCCCGGGAGCTTCGGTTACGAACGCAGGACCGGTAACCAGGTCCGCATCATCAGCGCGAATGACGACGGCACGGTCACCGTGACCGGCAACAGCCCGCGCCATGGCCAGGCCAGCGGCACCCGCCCCCTCTCCCCCGCCACCCTTTGCGAAAGCTGGCCTCCCAAGCGCCGGTACAACCGGACGGCTGCGGCATGAGCTACGCGCGCATGGATCACGCCCAATGGGTTGAGCAGAAGAACCAGGCTGCCAACCAGATTTACGCGAAGCGCAAATCGTATCGCCCGGCGCCGGAAAAGCTGACCGAGTTTCAGGCCAAGGTGATGGACATCTGCGGCATGGTCGGCGGCGGCATCTACAACGCTCCGATCAACTGGGAAAAAGTCCAGTGGGGCGTCGGCCACAATCATTCTGCAATGTTTGTGCCGTGGCGGGATGGCCGGATGGCAACCTTCGATTTCTTCCCCCTGACGCTTCTGGTGCTGCTCGCCCACGAAGCGCGCATCCGCGTCGAAATCCGCGCCAAATCGGCAGGCAATTTTGAGCTGTCGTTCTTCCAGCGCTCGCACGAGGGCGGAATGAACAGCCGACACCCGAGCATTGACGAGGCTGTGGCAGCTTTCCGCGACTATCTCGGCGAAGGACACCGCGTGTCTTATGTCGCACCTGTCGAGAGTGTCGCAGCATGACCCGCGCCCAGGCACACGAAATCGCCGCCGCGCTGATGGACATCAAGGGCTGGCTACGCGAGCTGGGCGATGCGCTGATCGTGCTGTCTGTCCTGTTGGTGACCGGCCTCGCCCTGTTCAACGCCCTGCGCGCAGGTGCGGCATGACCATCGCCCGCTATCGCCCCGAACACCGCCCCGCCTCGCGCGGCCCGGTGATCGTGATGAACACCGGTATGACCCGCGTACACGAGGGCGACTGGTCGATCCTCCAGCCCGACGGCACCCGCCAGCGCTGGATCCCCGAAGCGAGAAAGGCCGGAGCATGACGAGCATCGAATGGACCGAGGCGACGTGGAACCCGATCGCCGGATGCAGCGTGCTCTCGCCTGGCTGCACCAACTGCTACGCCATGCGCACCGCCGCGCGCCTGGGCCGGATAAAGGCCACTGCGCCGGTCTATGCCGGGCTCACCCAGCCCAGCAAGGCAGGCCCGGTCTGGACCGGCAGGATCGAGGTGAACGAAAAGGCGATGCTCGAGCCGCTGCGCCGGGCTAAGCCGACCATGTACTTCGTCAACAGCATGTCGGACCTGTTCCATGAATCGGTGCCCGACGAGGTGATCGACCGCGTGTTCGCCGTGATGGCGCTCTGCGCACCCCGGTTGCTTCCCAACGGCGAGCGTTGGGAAGGGCACACCTTCCAGATACTCACCAAGCGCAGCAATCGCATGCGGGCCTATTTGTCAAAGCACCGCTGGCACTTCTGGGCAGCCATCGGTCGCGCGATCGATACTGATCGGTGGCAAAGGCTCTGCCCGATCATGGGCGGTGATTGCACACCCCTCCCCAACGTCTGGCTTGGCGTGTCGGTCGAGGACCAGAAGCGCGCCGACGAACGCATCGACGATCTGGAAGCCACGCCCGCTGCCGTCCGGTTCCTTAGCATTGAGCCGATGCTGGGACGAATTGACCTGAGCAGGTGGCTGGTATGCCCGAACGCTCTCGATGGCTTGTCCATGGACCCCAGCACCGGCGCCTATGAGTGCTGCACGAATTGCGATTGGACCGGGGTAATAGGCTCGATCGACTGGGTCATCGTCGGCGGCGAAAGCGGCCCCGCTGCGCGCCCGATGCACCCCGACTGGGCCCGCTGCCTGCGCGACCAGTGCGCCGCCGCCGGCGTACCGTTCTTCTTCAAGCAGTGGGGCGAGTGGGCACCGGTCTGCGAGATGACCGAAGAGCAGACCGACGCCTGCTACCATCCAGCGCCGATCAACAGGCCAGATGCCTCCCGGCGCCTGCGCCGCAAGCAATGCGTGCTCCATGCCGATGGTCATCGGTTCGATGGTGAAGCGATGTTTCGCCCTCCGGCATTCGAGCAGGGCAGGCGTGCGATGACGATGTTCGCGATCGGCAAGAAGCGCGCAGGCCGCCTGCTCGACGGCGTAACGCACGATGCCATGCCGCAGGTGATGCCATGAACTGGGCCGATATCCTGATGGCGGTCTATCTCGCTGGCGTCGTCGTCGCACTGTTCTGCGCCGGCTTCTGGTGGCAGCGGCTTAGCAAGTCCAACCAGGTCTGGATTGTCCCGATTTCTGCAGGCTGGCCGTTCGTGCTTGCCGCTGGGGCTATCTTGGCCATCGGGTTCATCCCGTTCTGGCTGGGCAGGAAATCGCGGGAGTGGGCGCGATGAGCGACCGCCCGATCCTATTCAGCGCGCCGATGGTGCGCGCCCTGCTCGCTGGCACCAAGACGCAGACGCGGCGGGTGTTGAAGCCGCAGCCTGCTCGCAAGATCATCCCATGTCATTTCAGCGACACCGGATGGGCGAACGCCACAGCAGACGAGCTCGGCTGCACTTGCGAGCCCTTTCCTAGTCCGCGCTTCGCAGTCGGTGACCGGCTCTGGGTCAAGGAATCGTGGTGGATCGCCACCCGCTACTCGTACGGCACGACGCCCGGCGGCGATGAGCTGCCGCCGCCGCAGCTTGCCTACCGTCGCGGTGATCCCGTTCACTATGCCGCGGACGGCAATCCCCCCAACTGCGCGAACCGGCATTATGGCCCGGACGGGTTGCGCGGTCGCATGTTCGCCGCTCCCGACCCATACGCGGTTTGGCATCGCAAGGTGTCGATCCACATGCCCCGTTGGGCAAGTCGCCTCACTCTGACCGTCACCGATGTTCGGGTCGAGCGGCTGCAGGACATCAGCAGGGACGACGCGATCGCAGAGGGGTTAACGCACAAAGCCGGCGTGATTGAGCCGGATTGGTGGATGCTGCCGGAGCCTCTGCATCAGGGCAGATGGCTTTCGCCCGTCGCTGCCTACCGTTTCCTCTGGAACGAGATCAACGGCCCCGGCGCATGGGACGCCAACCCCTGGGTGGTCGCCGTGTCCTTCGAGGTGCGGAAGGGCAAGATCGATGCCTGACACCCCCTTTATCACCCGCGAGCTCGACCGCCGCATCGCCATGGCCACGCGGGCGATCAAACAGGGCAGCGTCAACAGCGTCTCGGCCAACCGCGCGCTGATGCCCTGGGCAGCGGCAGAGGCGTGGATCGTCGGCGGCCCCGGCCATGGCATCAGCCCGCGCGATCGTCAGTCGCGCGCCGATGACCTTTGCCCGCTGTCAGACACCATCGCAGAGCTGACGCGCGCGCGCGACACCGTGATAACGAAGATCGAGCGCGAAGGCCGCGTCGACCTGGGCACCCGCTTCCTCGGCCTGACCGATGCGCTGCGCTCGCTGCATCGCCTGCAGGCGCTGCGCCAGGCCTTCCGCGCATGGCGCCCCGCACCCGACCATTTGCCCGATGCCGGCAAAATGGTTCGCCCATCATTTCCGCAACCCGCCCCCAGCCTTCTCGCCGACATGTTCGGCCCCGATGGCAAGCCCCTGCCGATCGAAAGGAAAGTCGCGTGAAAAGTCTCGTTGCCATCGACTTTGCCTGCAACGATCCTGACAACGGCCTGTTCGCCGGGCGCGCAGCCATGGCCACTTATGGCGATGTCGAGATCGAAGCGCCCAATTTCGATGCTGGCTACAAGTTCGCGGCCACCGGAACACATATCCGCATCCATCGCCGGGACTTCGCGATCTACGATGCCCGCGACTGGGTCGGCAATTGGTGCTGGAACCGATACTGGTTGCGACGGCCGCATGCCAAGGCATTGCTGATCACACTACGCGACAATGGCTGGCGCGTAACCTGCGGCCCTTGTCGGTTCTTTGACTGGTGGAATGGCAGGGAACACGGCTGATGGCATCCGCGCCCGATCCTATCCTGCTGCGCGAGGAAGAAGCCGCCGCGATGATCGCGCTGTCGGCGCGCACGCTGCGCGATCTGCGCAAGGCAGGAAAGGTTGACTATGTGAAGGTGGGAGCGTCTGTTCGCTATCTTGCAGAGGATCTGGTCGATTTCGCCAAGAGGCACCGCACATGCGAATCCACAAAAGAGAAGGCTCCCCCTACTGGTGGTACGCGTTCACCCACAACGGTCACCGATATCGCGGCAGCACGAAAGCTGAGAGAAAAGCAGACGCGCAGGCGATAGCCGCCGCCCTGCTGGCCGATCTGAAGGCCGCGCCCCAGCGCCCTGAAAGCTGGAAGCTCACCCATGTGCTGGGCACCTACTACACCGACCACGCCCAGCACCTGAAAAGCCACAGCTTCATCTGGCAGAAGATCACGCTGTTCGATTCGCGCCTCGATACCCAGCAGCCGCTTGACCGCCTGACCACGCGCCAGCTGATGGACTATCGGGCCAAGCGCCGCGGCGACGGCATCGATCGCCCGACCATCAACCGCGACATGGCGGTGCTGAAGGCCGCAATCAACCACGCGGTCAATGCGCACGGCCTGGCCGCGCCGTCGATCGACTGGAAGCGCCTGCGCTATCCGGAGAACGAACACCGCGTCCGCTTCCTCAGCCACGAGGAATTCGACACGCTGATCGCCGCGGCGGATCCCGGCATGCAGCTGGCGATCACGGCGGCGGTCACCACGGGCCTGCGCAAGACGGCGATGCTGGGCATTGAATGGCACCAGGTCGACCTGCGCGGCCGCACGATCACGATTCCCAAGGGCAAGGGCAGGAAGCCCCAGGTGGTCGGCATTGCCGAGCCGCTGCTGAAACTGCTGAAGGACCATCGCGCTAGCCAGACCGCCGCCGTCGCCGGCAAGCCGGGCGAGCGCGCGGACGAAGGCACCCCCAGGGTGGTGCAGCTGCGCGGCCCGGTCTTCGACCAGACCAACTTCCGCAAGCGCTGGGACAAGGCTCGCGCGACAGCAGGGCTGGTCGACTTCCACTGGCACGATCTGCGCCACACCTTCGCCACCTGGGCGCGCCAGGGCGGTGCCGACCTGCTCGAGCTGCAAAAGGCCATGGCCCACAGCTCGATCGCGGTCACCGCCCGCTACATGCACATCGGCGCGGAGGAAACTGTCACCGCCTTCGACAGGGCGGCCTCGGCGATCAGCAGGGGCAAAGCAGCAGAAGGCGAGCAGGAGAAGTCCGCATAACTCCGTTCAAACCCGATGCGACCGAAGTCAGGGCAAATGGCCACAACTTGCGCTGGAGCGATCAGGCTATCGGGGACCTTGAAAAAGGTTCGACCTTTTCAAACCTGCGGACTATATCCATTGCAATGTCAAATATGGGAGAGGCCAATGCCGCGCAGCGTTCATGAGATTGCTACCGATTTGAGACAGGCTGTGTCTGTCATGACTAATCTAACCGCCGAAATGGCTGAATTTGCGAGCGGCAAGGCCCCGACCGGCAGGACACCAAAAATTGAAGTTCGCCTCGACGACGGGCGAGTCGTCGAGCTGGGAGCACTGGCCAATGAACTGCTTGCAGCGGCGGGCGGCGAATGAGGGCGCCATGGTAAATGCTTTTGTTGAATGGGCCGTGCGCTACATCGAAGAAATCGATCAGCGGTTACCTTTCCTTGAAGATCGCCGAATTACTACAAGCGAAATGCGGAATGGTATTCGAACGGATACCACCCAACAGCAGGTCGATGAACTGAAACGCCAAAAAGCCGAACTTTACGACCTGATCGCAAGGCACAACGCTGCCAGAGCAGACTAA